CACCGCCGCCACCGCCGCCACCGCCGCCTCCGCCCCTGCCGCCGCCTCCGCCCCTGCCGCCGCCTCCGCCGCCCGCGCCTCATTGTTCGTTCGGTCACTCCCATCCAACCAGGCATCGGCCCAGGCGAGCCAGGTGGGATTGGCACAGACCTGCCTCGCGCAGAGGATCGCGAATCGCACGCGCTGCTCGGTGGTGATCTCCGGTACCGCGATTCGCCGTATTGTCGTTAGCGCCACGCAGCCGACCTTCAGCCCATACTCGTCCTTCGTCACCTCCCCCTCTGCCTCCCAGAGGTGCGGCGTAGCGAAATTGGCATGAATCGGGTTCAGCAATATGGCCAAGAGTGGATCGGTGTAGGCGTGCAGCCAGCCAGGGCCGCAGAGTTCGCCCTGACCGTTGGCTGTGTGAGTGACGTTCGGTCCCCACCGGGTCTGGCCGTAGGTCTGGTCGTTCTTATCCGTGAGTTTGTAGAGCTTCATCACTCCCCTCCCCCCGCGTCGGCGGCTTGCTGAAGTACCGCCGCGCCTGCCGTGTCGTTGTTCAACAGCAAGTCTATGAATAGTCCCAGCGTAGACGTACCGTTGTTGATCGAGAGGAATCCTAACTCGCGACGGATTCCCCGGAGCCCGGCCCGCAGCCGCTCGATCTCCTCTCGGAGTATTTGCACAGGTTCGTAATTGTCGCCAAGCCAGTCGTCGCCAAGCCAGTCCCATGCCTCACGTAACTGCCTCTCCATTAGCGTCTGGTGAACGTCCCAGGGGTCTTCGCTCGCTGCTTCCATGTCGGCCATATCTCTATCGTCCATCACTCACCTCCCGCCGCGTTCGCGGCTTCTCGCATACCATTGCCTAATCTTGTTGCCAACCCTTGTACTCTCGCCGTCCGTCATAAACCCGTGAATGGCGAGTATGGCCTTGGCATGGACTATCAGGTCCAGCGTTGTTTTGCAGTCCCACTCGGGACAGGGTTTGTCTGGGTTCAGATTGCCTCCCGGTCTCATCACTCCGCTCCTTTCGCCGCCTCGGTAAATTCCAATTCAAATACCCATGCGGTGTCACCGTTGTCGGCCATCTCCTCTTCCACGAGCTTGGCTCCCGCTGGGACTCTGGCTAGACTGGATTGGAGACTTTCCGCAGTCATCCCCATCCACACCCCGACCGCATATTGAGTGCGGACGACTCGGGTGGTGTGTCGCTCTTGAAATGATACTCGGGCTTTACGCATCCCCCGCTCCTTTCGCCGCGTCGGAGGCATCAAGTTTATCCTTGGCGATCAGAGCCCCAAACCTTTCAAAGGCTATTGGATCAGAACCAAATACCACGTCCAGGATGATTCCGTGCAACCGCTTGATCTCCTCCTCGGCCTCCAGCCGCTCGTGGCCGATGTCGATAATCACACTGGCTTGTTCGTTGACCTTGGCCTCCAGCCGCTCGATCTCGGCGGTTGCATCTTCCCACCGCACCCAGGCACCATTGGGATGTTCTTCAAATCCCATGTGGGTTGCGTTGTCGAGGCAGTAGCGTTTCATATCGCCCTCCCAATCATAATACCAATAAAAACGAGAAGTGCCAGTAACAGCACGACCAACAAGCCGCACCCCCACGCAAATTCATCCGGTACTAGGTCCATCACTCACCTCCCGCCGCGTCTGCGGCTTCTCGTGTGTCCGCCACAACCCTCACGTTGTCTTTTAGCAGCGTGATTGTGTTTTGAAAGGCTGCCTGAAGTAACTCATCTGGTAGCTTCAGCGAGTAGACTGAGCCATTACGGGCCATTCCAGCCATCACACAATCAACAATATGGTCGAGTACGTCAATTAGATTCACGTCGTCAGGTACGCCGTCGGGTTTGTCGATATGGTGTCGATTCACCTTGCGGTGTCTGTCCCACCACGTCGTTTGCCTGAAACCAGTGATAAAGTCAGCGTGGAAGCCGTCAATATCGCTGATCTTATCGGTGTCATGGTGGTGTGCCGCTTCTCCTAATAGAATGCACATCAAGGCCAACCCCTCGTGAACGTCCACGATATGCTGCTTGCTCGACTCCAGTAGTGTGTTTTTATCAACCTTGCTCCAATCGCACGTCCTGGTGTCCGCTGTTGGACTTGGCTTAATTGTAATCGTGGTGTGAACCATTGCTGGGTCAAGGTCGATAACTGACGGCGGTGCTTGCTGCAGCTCCACCACCTCTTGCAGAACGGCAATCGCTTCGTTGCGATCTTCCACGATGGCCCGCAACCGCTCGATCTCGGCCTCAAGGTCAGCAATCCGAATGGATACACCTTCCTTCATTCCACGCAACATTTCCAGTTCAAATTCGTTCACTCTTCCCCTCGCTTTCCTTGGTTTCGGCCTCGGTCTCGGTTTCGGCCGATCATCGCGTTGACGATCTCGCGGGTTAGTGTCATCCGTCGTGCTCCCCTGTTTCGTTGTGTGGCGTGTGTTCCCCATCATCACTCGCCGTGAAATGCCTCTTGGGATGCGAGCCAACCTCATATTCAACCATCGCGAGGTTTGCGACATCGACCAAGTGCTCAAGATTCCCGGCTGGAGCTAACACTGGTCTGGCATTTCAATGCTCTTCGATTTTGAATCCGCCACCATCTCTTACTCGTTGTAGCCTAGCCAGAAAACTCCGCAGCGGCATTGTGTCGACAAATAGCTTAAGACGATTCAGTCCCGCATTCTGTGTGTTACCAGTCCCCTTAACCTCGAAAACAATCAATTCGTCCGTATGCAGGCGGCAAACAAAATTGGGCGAGTAGCGTATGCCTGGCTTGGCTTTGCTTGTCGCTGTCGCCAGCACTGCGTCCGTTAACTGCCAGGACCACTTTTTGTACCACCACTGGACGACCGAGCCAGCGTCGATCTTCGGTTGGATAACCTCGTCGAAGAACTTCTTTTCCGTCGAGTTCATCACGCCACGTTTTTTTCGCTTGCCATAGGCTCGACGTTTCATCGGTCCTGCCATGTTTCCATCCTCTGTGTCAGCGGGCTGCTTGTTCAATCGGTCCTGTCCAGCCTCGTCCCCGACCCACGTGTACGTCAGCCGCTGCGCGAGATTCGTCCTCTCGCTCTGCCCTACTGGCGGTAAGCCTCCAGTGCCAGCACCCAGCATCGCAGTCGCCGTGGACCCTCCCCTGGCACTGCTCACACTCGGTTAGGGCTTCGCGTTTTCGTTTTGACGCTCCCATTCTTGACCCACACCTCATGCCACGCCTTCATTTCACGCAGGACCCGCTCCACCTCCAGATACTTAACGTACTGCTGGGCCGACATTCCCGAGAATACAATGCCCCGTGTCGGCTGCTGGGGCTCGACTCCGCATAGCAGATGTTGCCAGGGCCTCGGCAGGCGAATTGCCAGCGCCTCTTCAGCACCCAGCTCCAGCATGGAATCGTCTTCCGTATCGAACATCTCCTCCAGGCGAACGGAGACGCCACGTTCCGCATACACCTCGGCCCCCGGATGCAGGCCCAGCCTCTTCGCCACTACCAAGACCTTTGGCTTCGGTCGAATGGCCGTTTCACATTGCCTGCACTTCTCCTCCAGGGATTCGGCAGTGAGGTCAGCGATCACCTGCTTTCCTTCGGTTGACCCACGCAGCCACGACTTCAGTTGCGTGATAGTCTTAGGCAGCGTCGGGCCTCGTCGCTTCTGTGCCATCTTATCTCCTATTGCGCACCAACCCCTAGAAATACTGTCTCTTCGCAGCAAGCGGGGCGCTCTTTGTGGTTGTCATTTCCGCTCGCAAGCGTCGGAGTTGCCTCACCGGGTAGGGCTTTTCTCCGTACACGCTCGGCTTGCTGCTGCACCGTCGCGTCAGATGCCAAGTAGGGGCTGTAAGCGCCGCGACGGGGACGCCGTCTGCAGCTACGGTGAGTATTCTGGATGGTCTTTGTAAAACTTATCCCGCACCTTAGTGGCACCCTTGCCGCAGGCTGCGGCGATAATTCGCCAATGGCGGCGGGTATTTTTGCGAGTGAAGAGTGTCAGCACTTGGAGTCCTCCTCCTTTAGTGGTCCCGTCCGGGCTCGCACCGGAAGCAGTCGTCAACGGGTGGGGCTAACTGGTATTTGCCAGACCGATGTCTGCGGGACCGAAAGAGCAGCAGGCAGCCGTCCCTGTGTTCCTGGGACTCAGCGAGAGAAAACCACCCGCTTGCTGCCTGCTGCACGTTAAATACGCCACACCGTGCCGTGGATGTGCTAACCGTAGCCAGACGCCTTCTGCTTCGGCCGAGTTTTATGATTCTCGTCTGCCGCAGGTTCGTCGAGCCCGGCAGATATAAGCTGGCACGGTGTATCGTTGAACCAAACCGCGAAGATGAAGAGCATCGGCGGTCCTCATGGCTTGAGAGTGAGAAGTGCCCGGCTTGTTGGTTCCGAGTGCCGGGCGACTCGGTTGTCGCGCCCCGTAAGAAACGCAACTGTTCGCGGGGTAGGCCACCACCGCAAATTACGGAAACATTAGAAGGAGCGTCACCTCGCTGATCCCCGGACCACCCAGCGTTCAGTCCCGATCGATGGGGGCGAGAAGGCTTTTTTTCCTGCCGGTGCTCCTTACACTTAAAAGTAGCGGGGGCTGGATTTGAACCAGCGATTTCCGGCTTATGAGGCCAGCGAGAATCCATCTTCTCCACCCCGCAATGAAGGGAGCCCGCGCCAGCTTGGGGGCTGACCGGGCTCGTGATCGGGGCCAGTTGTCGGCGGACATGAAGCTCCGTAACCGGCAGCCGATATCGTATTGTAGCACTATTCATCACTCATGTCCTTCCCGGTTGGCTCCCAACTGCCAACCTCGATGTTTGGAGATTAGCGAGTCTGGCCGTCTCTGTCAAGCCCGTTTTCGCCGCTTTGCCTTAATCATCGCCTTGAGTCGCAATCGGCCTAGCGGATCGTGCCGCAGGGCCATCAGTTCGCGCACTCGCAGTCGAGCGGTACGCAGTTCGCGAGCGCCCTGGTCGATCAACTGTCCCGCGAGACTGGCTAGCCGCTCTGGCGGCAGGCCCGCGTGGAGCAGGCGGCTGATTGCCTCTCGCCCGTACGCGGTGGCCTGGATGAACTGCTCGCGTGGTACGTGGGCCGTGCAGTCTTTCGCCGCACGGGCACTGTAGCGGGTGTCCTCGACGACTGGTAGGTAGACGTTTCGCTGCCGCATCGTTTCCGCCTCTTGAGTTAGTAAGGTGCTTCCATTGATTCACGCTCCTCGAAAAGGTACTCGCCACCGTGATCGCCGCCCACGGTGAATGGATACAGCATGGATACCCCTCGCCCCGAGTTTTCTGATCCGAAGCGGAGCATCTGGTATCGGTGCCCGGCCACGTAGACGTGGGACGGCACGCGATGGGGTGTTCCCTGATTATTGCATAGGCCCTTGAAGATTCCGCAGCACTGCCTCCAGTTTAGGCGGGATTTTCCGGCCGTATAGAGCGATTTGACCATTAGATCGTTGACGCTCTTGGTGGTCTTCTTCTTCTCTTTGCGTTTAATCTCCTTCAGTTCCGTGCCGTCAAATTCCAACCCCTCGGCCCGTCGTTCCCTTGGGGTGGGTTCGTAGCCGCAGTTTTTGCACATGCCGCCTCGGTAGATAGCGCAATTTGCTACGATTGCGCCGTTCGCGCAGTAGCGATTGCGGGGTCCGACATTTAAGATGTCCCATACTTCAGCAACCATTGTTCGACTATTTGCTTCGGAGTCATTCCCTTTTGCATCATGTAGGTCAGTTGGCGTTTGCTGTATTTCACAAAGGGATAGTCCTGCTTCAGCTTCGCCTGCCACGCCCACGCTCCGCGTGTCCCGTACTTTGAGAGCCAACGGTCTGCAATCTGTTTTTTGGTTAGCCCCTGTTTCCGAAGATTCGCTATTTGCGTTTCGGAATAGGTCACGAATGGATATTTCTGGTGAAACCGCACTCTCCAGGCAGAGTCTCGATTGCGCTGTTGCGTTTGCATCGTCGCCCAGCGAAGATTGCCCTCTTCGTAGTGCCCATTGTTCTCGATTCGACCCAGTGTCCACGATCTGTTCGGTGGCAGCCCCAGATTTGCCACAATCCAGCGTACCCCTTCGGTTACCGACGGAAACCGAAACTCTATCCCACGTCCACCATAGGTTTTGTAGGCCGGGTGCTGTGGGTTTTGGCAGCGCATCCTCTGCTGATTGACCCTGTGCGCAAGCCATTCTGGGTACTCCGTGCCGTATTTCGCAATGCAATGCTCGCACCCGCGAGGCGTGCGACGCGATATTTTGTTGAAATATCTCCATCCTCTCTTTCCGCAGAGAGAACAATCCACTTCGACTTCGAGACTGCCCTTGCTGGTCCGTGTCATACGGGTTGCTATTGTCAACGGTCCGAATTGGCGACCCACCAATTCCTCCACTAACTGGCCTGCAACCGTTATCCTTTGCCGCTTGCGCTTCTTTCCATCCGTCATTTGTCAGTACCTCGTGATCTGGTGTGATGGTTAAACCACCCCATTCTATCGCTTCCTTGATACCATTGCAATAGGTACCGTCGTGGGTACAGAATTCAACCCCATCCCACACGCGATCACTCAGTCGCACGTCTTGAATCGGGACTTCTCCACGATCCGTCAGGATCATCGTTCCGGCGGCAACACAGCACCTCGGGCATTCGATGGTCGGCCTAGTCCCGACTTCGCCCGCATCTTTCGTGGTGATGTCTAGCGACCATTGATGTTCATCCTCAAAAAATCCCAGGTCGCGTTTCAGATTTCCGCCGTGATCGAGAACGTAACAATCCGTTTTGCCGGGGTGCGTTCTGGAGCCACGCCCGATTGCCTGTAGCCATCTAGTCCGAGACTTCATCGCAACGCACATCTGAACACACTGTATGCCGGGGACATTAACGCCACGCTCCACGACCTGGACGTTGCAGAGGTAGTCGATCTCCGCGTCGTTCAGCCACCTGTAGATCCTCCGCCGCTCGTCGTCGTCTGTTTCGCCATCGACATAGGCTACTCGCAGCCCGGCGGCTTCCAGTTCGGCTGCCGCTTCTTTCGCGTGTGACCTGCGAGGAAAAAACCCGAGTGTCGGTCGCCCCTCCGCGAATTTCTTCCAGTCGCGCACTAGATCGCCAGACATACCGTCCATTGCCTCGCAGACGGACTTCTTGGTAAACTCGCCGCCTCGCGTGACGAGCTCGTCGAGTTTCCCTTGGGTCGCCTGGAAATACTTGAACGGCGCAAGAAATTCATTGTCAATCAACCATTGGGTGGCAGGCCCCTGAACGATTTCCTTGTAAATGTCCGCCAGCCCGGCGGCTTGCGGTGTCGCTGTGAGTCCGACAACGTAAGCCTCGTGCAGCCCCAGTTCTTCTCGCTTGGCATCGTGGGCTTTCAGGAACTTGGCAAACTTCGGCAGGTGAGAGTGGGTTTCGTCGCAGACCAGCAGGTCGAAAGTGAGGTCATTCTGATAGGTGTCCGCCTCAACAAACCAACTCAGCAGCGAATCAATCGACGCTACCTGAATCCTCCGACCGTAAGCCGTGTCTTTCCCTGACATCACGAGTCCGTGCGACAGGGCGGGGTGTTCTGCGAATGAATCCGCAGCGTTGTCTACGAGGCCGCGTCTATGTACGCTAAATAGGCTTTTCCCGCTCTGCTTCTCGCCGGGCTCCCTGTTGGCAGAGGCCCCTAGTATCCACTTCGCCACGCGGGTCTTGCCGTACCCTGGCGGTGCGCACATGATGACGCGACGGTGCTTCGCCAGGGCGATCCGGGTGCAGTCACGGTGGTCGGCTTGCTGGGGGTACAGAGAGGGTAGTTCGATCATCCGATCAATTTTCCTGGCGGGAGTTCGTAGTTACTGCCCTGTTTTTTCCAGAGATGCAAGCAAAACTCACAAGTGTTGACGTAGGCATCCTTCCGTGGATGGAATTGCAGCACGGTTTCCTTGTCGGCAAAAAACAGCTCTTTGGCGAATTGCATTTCATCCCAGGTCGGGCAGCGATCCACCGCACTGACACTGACGTGGTCCCAGCCCTCGCCATCAGAGGCAATGATGGCTAAGTCGCCAGTCGCCCTGGCGACCACGAAGAAGCCGTAGTTACAACCGATCCCACCAGGTCCGCCCACTGGGTGAACTCGGCGGTATTGTTCGATGCGCAGGTTTGGTTTAGGTTTCATTGTTCATTTCCTCGATTTGCGGGTTAACGGGTGTTCTCTCATCCCGTGGCCTAGAATCCATGTCACTTCCAGTTTTTCGCTACTTTCAGCAGCGCCTTACATGCCGTGATCGCGTCATCGTGATACGGTCGGGCCATCATCACTTGCAGGTCATCAAACGCCCGCATCAGGGCCTCTACTGTCTTCACTGTCTTGCTTCTCTGGGTATTGATGCGATCCTCGTCCGGGCCGCCTGTACTCTCCCCCCAGGGATGGTGGCACTTGACGCAGTCAACGAATCCCTCGTCGTCGGTGTCCCACTTGGTCCCAAGACAGTTCGGGCACTTGCCCAGATCCCCCGGCTTGTCCTTGCCATTCCTCGGCGGCTCGGGGGTTGGCTCCTGGACATCCGTGTCGTCCGAGTCCGTTCGGCCTTCCTCTCCTGTGTCGCTATCCGGCGGGGGGGGTGGTGCTGGCGTCGATTTCTTCTTTGGGTTCGCCGCTTTTTTGGCGGCGGCTGCGGCCCCTTTCAGCGAGCCCTCCAGCATCAAAACGCCAGCCTGCTGGCGTTTTGGAAGGGCGTTCATATTCTTGGCGAACTGCATGTAAAACCTTGCAGAGCTTGCGCTTCCGTCGAATAGCCTATCGCACTCTTCCTCCCACACTCCGTGGGGTACGGTCTTCTTTGCGGCGAGCAGTTCTTCGCCGATTTCAAGGGCATATTTTGTGGCTTCGCCAAGCGATTTCTCCACGTATCCGTGCAGCACGTTCGCCTTGCGGAAGTGGTCATGTACTTCTATTGGCAGGGTAGGTTTCTTAGACATGAAACACCTTTCAAAAAACCACCCGGCCCGCCCCGCAGCGTAGACCAACTCGGAGCGTGAGAGTCACGCTAGAATTCCGCTGGGGGCAAGGCCGAATGATGTGTTCATCGCTTCTCCAATGTTGGTCTAACTCACAGCTTACAGACTCTGTCGCGGCAGTCAAGGTCAATGGTTGTCGGGGGTGATTGGTTTGCCGATGCATGCGTGCCAGTCGCCCATTTAGTCTTCTTCTTCGGCAATCATTATCGTGTCGGGCGCAGCCTGTCTCCCTGGGCCAGCCATACGGAGGCGGAGGCCAGATGCCGTGCAGGGTTCTCCCGCCACCGACTTATTCCACGCCATCGTCAGGAGCATTCGCACCATGTAGGGAGTTAATTTGCGGGCTCCGCTGTTGGTTGCCAGCCGTTGTCGAAGCCATAGGACTGCGTCTGTTTCTTCCAGGTCTTGTCCGCTCGTGAGTACCCGCCGAAACCACTTCACCATGGCGTTGTCGGCAGGGGCTATTCTGCCGCCGCCGATATACAGCACGGTCATCAGATACGATTTTGGCAGCCCCTTAATGCCGCTCGTAGTGTGTAAGGAATTGAGAATCTCCTGGTATCGCGAAGCGAACTTGATGATCTCCGTGTCAACCACATGCCCAGCGTGAATTAGGTGATTTCCCCATAGCCCCTTGTCGTGAGCGATGATTAACCGGGAGGCCGCAGCAATTGTGGTGGCGTTTTTAATGACGCAGTGGCGGCACCACTGAGCGACGGTGCGCGACTTATTGCGGTCGACGTGACTCGCGCCGCTCGTGACTCCCCGAACGACTACGGAGGTGAAGCTGCAATTGGATTTCACGCACGCCGCCAAGCGGTGCTGGGCATCGAGAATCGAACCATCGGACGCGAAGATCACAGTCGCACCATTTAGATCCCAGCCTAGTGTCATTTCCTTGGCGTAGCACGCCACTCGAACCGGATCGATGCTACGGAAGTTGTTGGTATTGTACTTGCCGAGCCATTCCCTCGCGAGCCTTGGGGTGATAGTTTCGACGCCTGCGGTAACGGTCATAGCTACACTCCTCCTGGGTCTTGCGGCGGTCCACCCTGGAATCCGCAGCGATTACAATGAAAAAACCAATTGCGCGAATCAGTGTCGAGTCGCTCTCTCAGGTGATCGCCACACAGCGGGCACTTGCGAGTGTCTTCGGGCTCCACTGCCCGCGGATTGTCGTCACGCACGGCGAAGCGGTCCTCACTGGCATCACGATCACGATCACGCAGCATCCTGACGTAGTTTTTATCGAGTCGCTGCACGGTGACCTGGCGCACGTCGATGGCGAACCGATCCTGGCCGTCCGACACGCAGACGAACGGCAGGCTGATCGCCTTGATTTCCAGCGGACGCCCGTCCGCTGACATGCGGCTGGACGTGTGTCCGATGCGGCCGAGCCAATACGGCTGAAACCCCCTATACGTCGATTGCTCTGATTCCACATCCCCTTCGTCGTAGGTTCCGGTAATCGCGATCCATTGCCCGATGTGTAGACTGTCAATTGGGGTCATTGCCCTGCCTCCATTATCCATTCTGCATTCGCCAGCCGCCGCTTGTACTCGATCCTCTTATCGACTAGCTCGTCGCGCGAGAACTGGACGATGGAGGTCTTTAGCTGCTCCAGTCGTTCGACTGCTTCCGGCCCCTGGGTCGCTAGCATCCAGAGTCTGTATCGTTGCGGTGCGCCACCTTGATAACGGTTGCAGTTGGAACACTGGGGATGCACGCCGTCTTCCTCAAATAGAATCGCGTTGCGCCTGGAGGCCAAGAAGTGACCTGCGTGGAGTTGCTCCCCGCCAGTGCCACCCTGCCACGGGCACACTCTGCCGCAGGTGATGCAGACGCACTGACCGATGTGGCGTAAGACCTGGGTCAGTTCGCCGTTGACGATTGCAGGTGTTGTTCCGGCGGATTGAGCCCCTGCTTCTGCCCGTATCATTTGCTGGAAGATCGGGGCCACGAATTTGCTGATATACGTGCCGGTGGAATACTCGCGCGCCTTGTCGAGCATCCGTTGCCGGGCGCGTCGGGCTTTTTCTTCAGGTGATAGAGCCATAGCTATTCCTTTTCGAGTTCGTCCTTCCGTGCCCTGTAAACTCCGCGCAACGCAGCTTGTGCTGCCTTTGATGCCGACCTCAGAACGGCACCGATCTCGTCCAGTACGTCCAGGCTCGCGGCCTTCTCGATCTGCTCGATGGCCCCATCGATGTAGGCTTGCTCCTCGACCGACACCACGGGCGGGGCATCGGTCGGCTTGTCTGGTTGTGCGGCAAGGGGCCGGATGGTAACTTCGGATCGCTTGCCCCGTGTCTTGGTCAACATGAAGGTCCGAGGGTTCTTGAGTCCAGACATGTGGCTGATCCGAATGCCACCGACCTTGACGCCTGCCCACATCACATCGGTATCGCAGAATAGCGTCATTTGTTGCCCGGTCCACTGGGCGGGATCTTCGGTGAATACGGCGATCATCACTCGACGCATTGACTTGCACGGCTTGTACGGTTGGCGTCCCTCGATTGACACAACAATAGGCTGATCCTTGTCGCCTCGCGAGACTTTTGTGATCGTCACGGTGATCGGGCCGACCAGCAGATCATCGGCGTTAAGCTGGTCCGACTTCGGCACAATGGACGCCAGCACTTCTTCGCGCGTTGGGTCACTGTTAGTCATCGGTAAACCTCACATTGGTTTGGGTTGGCGCGACCAGATGGTGGTGCTGTTTGCGCACCAGTCCCTCGATCCGCTTGATTTCCTGGAGTAGCAATAGCAGGCTCTCGGCTATTCTCAGTTGGTACTTCTCGTCTGGTTTTACCCGAATGAGAAACGCCGATAGCTCCGGGTGCCAAACAAAGAAGTCACACCACTTGCGACCGCTGATCAGCAGGAGTCCCTGTACTTGCGGCTTATACTGCTGAGGGAAAATTCCCTCCGCGTGATAGCTGATAAGCGTTTCTGGTTTTGGGCATTTTATTTCCAATAGCCCGTCATCGCCCACCAGCCCGTCAGGCGAACCGCCGTAAGCATCCGTGCCGTCCGGTAAAATGAAGCCCACTTCTTCGATCGCGCGGCCCGTCTGGAGCGTGTACGCGTGCTTCGCGTTCGGTTCGTTTTCGGTCCCCCACGTCATCCAGAAGTTCGGTTCCTGCTCGGTGTACACGCCGAGTTGTTTCGCAACTATTTTAGCCGCATAACCCGTGGCTTGTGCCGAGTACAGCCCCTTGGCTGGCGTGCAGAATTTGCCGAACTCGCTCGCCGTTGGCCTGTTTCGCCAGTTGTCCCACTCTTCCGATTGTTGCTCGCAGGGGATAATTCTCATTCGCCATCCCTCACTTTACATTGCTCGTGATGCCTCGTGAACACCTTCGCCATCGCCACCCAGCCGTCTATCGTGATTGGCAGGGCAACACGCTGGATATCCCCACACCGCAGGCACTCCATTGCGTACGCCTTATCACCAGCCGTGGAATCGTGCGTAATAATCCAGGGTCGTTCCTTCATCGCTCATTCTCCCCGCTGTTCCGCCAACTCTGCCGCATCCTCGACCGCTTTGAGGCCGCCGGTAGCGTCGGTAAGTTCAACGACTTTCAGCAGGGCCTTCAGCGCCCGCCGTCGTTCGATTCGGTTGGTCAGCATCTCCTTCCGCTGTCGCTTGGCCTCGGCGTCGATTGCCTCGATTTGCTCCAGATAGGCAATCTCATTGTCGAGTAGTGCGGCCTGCACGTCGTCGGCCGTCGATTCGATTGTGAGTGGCATGGTCAGGGTTCCTTTTAGGTTTGGTTAGAAGAGTATACGGTTTTGGTTAAAGAGTGCGGCCCCTTTTCGGTTCACGGCGGGCCGCCTACCGCGTCGTCGCAACTCACTACGGAGATGCCTCCAGTTGCTACTCGTCGCCCAGGTAAACTACCCGGAGGTCGCCATCGTCTATCTGCGCGCCAAAGAGAAACAGGCCCTTCTCGACGGCCAACTTGTGCAGGTTCTGCCGGTCGGAAGGCTGGAGGTCTTGCCAACACGACTGCGGAATCGGCAGCAGTCCCGGCGATTCGAGGTGTGGCAGCAATTCACGCAAGGTGAAGTCCACCCGCTCTCCGGCTGACAATCCGTTGACCCGGTCGAACGCTGTACGACCACGATTCGGATGCTGGACGAATAGTCGCGGATTGCCGTCCACGCTGCGGATCGTCAGGTGCTGCGTGTGAAGCGACTGGGCCAACAGGTCGAATACTTGACCAGCGATGTTCTTCGCCTCGTCTGCGGCCTTCTCGGCCTGCCCGGCGGCTTCACGGTGCTTCGTTGCCCTGCCCTGGCTGATCTTCACGTCGCGGATGAGGACGCCCTGGTCGTATTCCAGCGATGTGGCGGCAACATCGGCCTGGGCGGTCGCGATGTTATCGGTGGTTGGGTAGGTCACTTTCCGGGCAGCGGTGTCTTCCAGCGCAGACACGGCCGCGGCGTGTTGCTTGGCCGTATTGAGGAATTCTACCGCGTGCTGTGCGGCTCGTTCAGCATTCACAGCTACCTCCTTCGCTTCCGCCACCTGGGCGAGAATGGCTTGCATTGCCTGCTTTTCCTTTTGCGCCATTTCGGCCGACTGCTTGACGCAATCTTCTGCGTAGGCGACAGATGAGCCTTTGTACTCTGCCTTGAGCTTCTCCAGCCGTTCCATGGCTTCGTCCGCTTCACGCTCCGCCTGCTGCCCACTCTCGCGGTCGCTTTTCCACGCCTGGAGTTGGTCCCGCGCCTCATCGCGTGCGGAACCGAGTGCTTCCAGGTCGGAAGACTGGCTGATGTCCAAGCCCTCGGGCACCACCTCCAGCGGCGCAGCGTGGGCCGCTTCCGCGTCGGCCGTGTTCTGGCTGGCTCTCGCCTGCTTGTCGTATGCCTGCTTAACCCTGGTCGCCAGTAGAACTGGGTCGTCCGACTTCTGAATTCCCAGCCCGTCGAATCCTGCCTGACCACCGGCCAGTTCGTAGTACAGTTCTGGATCGGCCTTGACTTCGCTCAGTACGGCCAGCGCTTTGATGGCGTGGGCATCGCGCACTTCCGGCGTTTTTCCGGGCGGGTCGATCAGGTCGATCAGCGAGAATTTCTCCGCGTCGATGGTATCGAGCCCGAGTTCACCTTTCCTTCTCTTGCGTCCTCCGATGGGCGCAACGACCCCGAATCCCTCGACCTTCCCGCTGAGTGCCCCGTCGTGGAGCGTCACGTCGACTTTGTGTCCACTCAGCAAGTCGATACTGGAAATCAGCGTCGTCTTGCCTGACCCTCGCTTGCCTCGGAATTCGTATCCGCCTGGCCCTTTGCTAAGGTCGATCTCGAAAGTGCCCTCGATTGGTCCGCCAGCCGTTAGTTTAATTTCGTCCATAGTCCTCGCGCCTCGATTCTAGGGCATCGGCCTTGTCGGCCAGTGAAAATTTAGTGGAGGCGATCAGGTTGTCAATCGCCGTCCTTGTCTGACGGAACAGCCTCGCTAGTTCCGGCTCGTGTTCGGCCAGCTTCTCGTTAGTCGTTTGCTCTGCCATCGTCAATCGCCCTCGCGTTCTGCCAGCATGGCGTCAGCGATTGCCAGCTTTGTCTCAGCGAGATTGCGAATTGCCGTGCCGGAATCGCCTCGCCAATTGTTACCGTAGCGCAAATCGAGCAGGGTAATTGCCTCCACTCCCGCGTGGGCCGCGTAGAATTGGCGGAGGGACATGCCGGGCTCGCTAACTATCGTGCTGGAGCCGCATATTCGATGGCCGCTCGGGTACGCTGCCCCGCCGTCGTCTGGCCTACTCATCGTCGCGCCTCGCTTCCAGGGCCGCGTCATGGTCGGCCAGTGCTGTTTCGTGTGCGATCTCCTCGGCATCCTCGCAGGCTGCCATCAGCTCGTCCTCGCATTGCGCCATGGCTGCCGCTTCAGCCGCCTCGGCAAGCTCAGACCAGCCTGCAAGTGGGAAACCGGACGCGAATATAAGTGTGACTGTCGCGCCGAACAGCACGACCTCTGCCTGCTGTAGCGTCACCTCGATGTCCGAGATCCCGCCCTCCGCTGGATGACAGTCGTCGGGATCGCCGTTCACTCGCGCCGGGCGGTATGGCTCGGCGGTGTAGCTCACGTCGAACGTGAGCGTCTGACCGTCTATCAGTTCCCATGTGTAGTCAGTCGATAGCATTGGATTTCGCCTTAATCCCAGCCAGGGATTGCTGGAGTGCCTGAAGGGTGAGGTGGCTGATGTGGTAGGACAGTTCCCAATTGCCGCTGATTGACTGGCGGTTGAGGCGTTCAGTTGTGGCTTCGATCAGCCTGAGTCCCGCGTCGAGTAATTCGACCGATACCTCTCTAGTTTCCATGGTCGCTCCTTGGTTCGATGTTGGCCGCGTCGTCGCGGACAATGCGGTAGTCGTCGGGAGCCTCTATGCCGATCCGAACATGGCGGGCCCTAATCCCCTCGACCGTGATCGTGATGTCGTCGCCTATCTGGATCGCTTGCCCCAGTCGCCTCGTCAAGACTAGCATTTTCTACCCCTGGCTGGAAATGAAAAGGGCACCGCCGCCTCGTGCGACGATGCCCATCCGCGACAGCCACGTCGGGGAGTAGATCGTGATTATGTTGGTCCGTAGCGTGGCTGTCGGCATCTGAAAATACCCCATTAAGATTGGCTGTCATCGCGTACAATCAGCCCGGATAGACACGAGGGAGAAAATCGCGGGTTACTACTAAAAGCTGGAGCCAATCAAGGCTCGGCCTGCGTTAGATTCGTATTGCGTGGCTGTCCGGTCGTTCATCATGTCAGGTAGTTTAACTGTTTTGCCCTCGGGTGTCAATGTCAGCGTGCGAATGCCCACAGACGAAGCACGGCGCATCCAGCAGCTCGATGATCCGCCGCTGAGTCTCAGGTCGCGGCACTGTGCCCTGGGTCCACTGCGTGACGGTGGACGGTGAGATGCCTAGTGCCAACGCCAGTCGCCGCTGGGTCCAGCCAGCGCCGCCCAGCGCGGACTTGAGGTAATCGCCGTAGTTGGGAGTAGCAGCCATGTCGTTCCTTTCGGGTGAATAAAAAGCCCGCGCCCGACCACCGGCAGCGGAGACTATTACTGCCAGTGGTCTGGTGTACCGCTCCCCAGCGGCGGGCGCGGGTGTGTTAACGCTGAATCCCTGCCAGCCAGTTGCACCAGCAGATTGTCGCCGCAAGCGCCAGAACCAGCAAGTGAGTGAGTGTTCGCAGTTTCATCTTGTCCTCTCGAAATAAATTCCGTTGCGCGAGCGCCTTATCCTGTAGAAATGCAACTCGTTGCGCGGCATTTGTCGCTAGGGGTTGGGGTTAAGTCGGGGCCGGGTCGGCTAGTTAGTCGCTCCGTCACGACGATTGTAGGTAGGTTTCCAGCGATATTTCGCCATCGCAATCCGTCAGCCCGCTCCACTCGGCCAGGATTGTGCTAACCTCGCCGCCTCCATCGTGGTCGGCTCCAAAATACGGGCGCACGGCACCGTGATCGTCCCGAGCATCGCCGTACTGGTCGCGGGTCATGCGATTTGCGCGAAAGTCGATTGCCTCCTTGATCTTGTACGTCGGCGGGCACTTATTGCCGCCGACAACGATTGTCGAGCCATCCTTGAGCTTCATTCCCGCCGCAATGGCGAGTCGCTGGAGTTGTCGTCGCGTGTGGCTTCGGTCGTTTGTCGCCATCGTTTCGCCTCGTTGGGTTGGGGTTAAGTCGGGGCCGGGTCGGCTCATTCGGCAAGCGGTGCGATTACCTGCACTCCGCTAAGCCTTTCTAACGAGGGAAGGGGTCTGCGCAGGTAGCCTTGGCGATAGCGGCGCGTAGTTGCGCCAGGTACGCCTCGTCTACGGCAAACGGGCTCTCTGGATCGCCCACCACCTCCACCTCACGCCGAACGGCAGCCCGGCACAGTTCCAGCAGTTCAGGGGCAGCGGAGATTAATCTCGCTTCTTGCAGGTTTTGCGGCGATGTGCCGTAGAACCTACAGACCACAAGGTCGCTGTCGTCCGCCTCGACCACCTTGAGGTGGCACTTCGGCTCATGGGGATGCCTGATGCCAGGGTAAGCCGTGATAACTGCCCAGGGGCCGGGCGTGTGTTCCGGGGGCTCACCTTCGCTAGCCTGCTCCTCCTCGACCTCGTAGATGAAGCAGCGGCACATGGGGCATTCGCCGTAGGGCACCACCCCAGTGGGGTCCAGTCGCTCGTTCAGACCCTCGCACGCATCAAGTTTGACGGTAATCTTGTCGGGGTTGGTTGTCTCAAACAGGCAGTTGTCGCAGAGGTACGTTTTCATGTTTCAACTCCGGAGTTAAAGGGGGGGGACGGTCAATATCCCCACCCCCGTGGCAGCGATCCCACGGGAGCGGAGTGCTGATCGTTCCAGATCGATCAGCGGTGGTCGGCTAGTTGGCAGGCACCCGAATTCATTTCCCGGATGTGCCGCCGGGCCGCGACCCGCACGACCAGGGCAACTCGGTGGCGATCACCATTAGCCAGTGCCAGCAGGCGATTAGGGCGATAGTGTCGGGCCGGATCGAGCTTGTGCTGACGCGCCCAGGTGGTGGAGCCAGCCAGACAATTGCCAGCCTGGACCGAATCCCGAAGGCAGACCAGCAGCCCGGTCTTGTGGGCCGCGCGGATCAGGCCCGCCTCGTGCCGTGACTTGCGTGCCACCTCGCGCCGTCGGGCGGCATTCTCTCGCAGTCTGGCAGTCAGCGACCGCAGCGTGGCGGGTTTGCCATCGACAATCAGGTCGTTACTGTCGGGATGAAAATCATCGTCGGGCCGCGCCTTGGAGGCCAGTTTGATGCCGTTGCTATCGCTCGCCCAGCGGTAGCCATGCGGAGCGCGAAACAGGTACGAGGTGCCTCGGTAATGGTATCTCAGCCCGGCGCTCGTGACCCTACCCCAGGAGCCGACCACCGGGTAGTGATCGATTTTGTGCCACGTACAGCTATTGCTGTACGTGCCGGTATCCTCATCGCGCACGGCAGTGCGTGGGTGGTCGTCCAGGGATGGGAGGGGTGACTCCCAACTCTGGATGCGGGGGCGGGCCGCGAGGGCATCAGCCATCGCTTCGGCGCGGTGATCGGAGCCGAGGGGGATCAGGTAGCGGGACGTATCGAACCGCTGCGCCAGCGTGGGCGGACCGAACCGGGCGGGTTGTCGCTGCTCGCGCAGTTCCATCGCGCGTTTGATCGTGCCGTGGAGCCGGCCGCTGCGGCGCAACTCGCGGTAGTACGCGCGCCATACGGTCGGGAGGTGCCAGGAGTCGGGCCGGGTCGTCTTCATCTCTAGTCTCCAGTTGGGGGGAAGTGAAGTTGGTTCAACTCGCCGCTCCACATTGGAGCGGTTGGTTGAGTCACCTCAGCCCTCGCAGTGGTTCTCGCAGCGGCAGTCCTCATCGCATACCGGAGCCAAGGGATCGACCGGCTGGGTCTGGTCGCGGATGTACGTCGTGGCGCGATTGGCGCTAGCCTCCGCGAACTTGGCCTCCAGGCGAACGCCCTCGGCTACCGCATCGGCCAGCAGGCCCAGCGCCAAGCCCGTGAGATACGCACCGTCTGGATCGACAATTCCGACCCAAGATGCGGCGTGATCGCTGAGTAGGATGCCGAACTGGCTCACGCTCAAGACTAGCTCGAGCGCCGGTTCGTCGCAGTCGAAATCGGTTTCGATCTGCGCCCGAATGTCGAATCCCTCTCGCTTGCAGCGGATGCTATCGCCGGGTTTGGCATCGTCGCCAAACAGAGTCGGGAAAGCCGAGGCATCGTGCCAGTTGTCCCTGGCGTACTCGCAGGCATCCCAGGCATGTCCGGTGCCGTCGCCGCGCGTCTTGTGGGCTAGGTCGACGTAGCGGTAGTAGATCATGCCAGGGCTATCCCAGCCGCCCCCTTGATGATCATCGTACCAGCCATTCTCAGCGGGCTCGATCCGCTCGATCTCGATCAGTCCACACTCGCCATCGGACTGGTAGCTGCCGAGTCGGTACTGGGCTCCGACAGTGAGTTTGAGTTCGGTTCGCGTCTTCATGTCTCTTGTCTCCAGGTAAAGGGGAAAGTGGGGGAAACTACCAGGGGCCTAGTTGCCGCAACGAGTGTCGTCAATTTCAGCAATTTCCTGCTCGCTTGGCCGCGCGCCGTCGCACCGTTCAACGCACCGGTCGGAGTATCCGCCCTGGGATCGGCAGCCGGCGGCATGTGCGCGGCAGCATTTTTCGGCGGCGGCTATGGATCGGTGGTGATGGCCGCAGGAACCGCAAACGGGGCCGATGGCGTGGTAAGTGGTGGTCATGTCTCAAGTCTCCTCGTGTGGGGAAGTAATGTATCCGTCGGAACGACAGTATGAGGTCTATTCGGCAGTTCCGCAACCCCGGTATTTCCATTTCATTGCCCGAATTGACGTAACTCCTTACTGCATAACGAGAAGAAACTTTTGGAATTATGGTGCCGACCGCAGCCCATTGGACTGATCTTGCCGGGAATCCGCCGGTGGGCATAATGCCTGGGGAAGGGACGCCTAGGGGGCGGAGCCCAGCAACAGCACTCCAATCACCAGGATGGATCGATGGCCAGCAACCAGGACGCTACCCAGGGAGAGAAGGGAAGGCCCGCAGGGCGTGAGCCTGACTCTACAGCTAGCAATAACTCAGGCGAAACTACCCAGGGTGACAGCAGGGGGGGAGAGGATAAGGGAGGGCACGTCGCTCTGCCTGCTGATCTCTCTGCGGACCCAGCGGGTGAGCCTCGCGTACGCGTGAGTGAGAGCCGGAGCCAGGCGTCGAACCGCTGGGTCCGCGCAGGCATTTCGCTTGAGGTCGAGGCGTACCGGGAGCAGGTGAGGGCTGAATGTTCTGCTGCTGGACTGTCCCGTCCGGTCGCCCGCGATCAGGCGTGGATACGGGCCATTGAAGCGTACCCAGCGCCGGGCATCGAGCCAGTCGAGGAGTCAGTCGAGCCGCCGGTCGAGCCGATTCAGCCGCCCCCTGAAGCCGATAGCGGCCGCGTCCTGGGCCTAGGCGATATCCCAGCCGCCTGGCCTGTCCTGCCTCCCAATGCCTCGTTGCAAGCCGAGGTGTCCTGGGTCCAGGCCTCCAGGGTAGATGTGGTCGAGTATCTCCCAACCGGCGGCACCCGGGTGAACCTGGCCCGGGCTGATCAGCCTGCGCCCAGCAAGGCGGCCCTGTCCTGGCTGGAAACGGCTGTATTATTCCCCAGCAAATTTGCCGATGTCAGCGTGAAGGCCACCCAGGGCCAGGCCGATGATGCCGAGGCCGTACGCCGCGAGAAGCTGAGCATCAACGAGGTTCGCGGACTGCTGGCCGAGATGGTCGGGGGCTAATGCCAAAACGCCAACTCGGTGGCGTTTTGCCGGGCCTCCGAACAGCCCTTAAGTGCAGGCACAGCAACACCTTACGTCCGAGGCACCCCTACCTCGACTGGGTGGCAAGGGTGCGCATCAGGCCTGCTCATAGTGCGAGTTAGCTACACTCACTAGCTACACTACCATGCACCATACACTAGCGGGCTAGGCTCAGGTGCATGCACTGATGCTTGTCGCTTATAAGTATGAGTGCATGCAACGTGCTACCCATGTGCTACCATGGGCATGGGCATGGGCACGCATCACCATAAGCATAGGCATAGCATGGGCTTACGCATACACACGCGCTAGGCTACTGAGCTAGCGTGCGTGGCTAGCCTACCCAGTGTGGTGCGCCCTGGGCGCAGCAGCAGGGCAGCGGCAGCGCAGCAGCAGCAGCGCAGTGTGTGGTGAGCTACGCAGCGCGAGGGCAGCGCATGAGCCCAGGCAGGCAGCAGAGCCTGAGCGTGCAGCCTGGGTAGCCTGAGCGTGCATCTGGCTGGTCGGTCGCCTCGGTCGTGATCACGATCCGCGCGACCTCGATCCCGACCGGAAACCCAACCGCGACCCCCCCCACCGGGGCCGTACCACCCTACGATATCCCTATCTGGCCGCGCTCTCATTCCACTTGCCCTTCTGGGTCCATGCTGATACACTTGGTCTGTGTCCTTTGAGTTAGCTGCTGGCGAAACCTGACGGTCAATGCACGTGAACCGCTATCGAACTGTGGCCCGAGTGCAAGCCCTGAGTTGGCTCAGTGGTATACGGGCGAAGACTTTGGTGGGTAGACAGTAACCTGCAAGGTGCGTGCCCAGCGGCTTTTTGGCAATCGGCTCGGTAACTGAAGGAGGAGTAATATGGGGTTGACTACGAACCGGCAGGCATTATGTGACAGAATGGCCCATGACGTGGCTCAGATGAAGCGAGAGCGGTCTGCTAGAGTGGATGTTGCTGCGTTGGTCGGGGTGATAAGTGATGCGTACTACCGGTGTTCCCAAACGCCCACTAGGCTGCATGTTTCTCCTGAGATCCACGACAGGCTTCGTACTAGCCTTGTGGTTGAGGGCGAGGTGCCCGCGTTGGGCCGACTGATGTTTCGTCGCTGCCCTGTTGTCTTGATTTCGGACCTGGAGGGTTTCCGGTGGGTGCGTGAGCTTCCGAATACGTGGAAGTAGGTCACCCAGCCTTCACGGCCCCTTTTGGTCTGCCGGTGTAGACGCCGTTTTCCTTTGCGACGGGCGATACCAGCGGCTTTTTGGCAACAACTCGGTCTTGCTTTCAGGGGTCTATGTTGATACACTTGTTTGCTGGAGTTGGACTAGTCGAACTCTTTGTATCGACGATGATGATGATGAGTGAACGGTAAAGGCAACATCAACCAGGGAGAAGCCATGGACCTCAATCAACCATGTTCCGCGGTCGAGAAGCCCGTCAGTCAAGTGCGGCGGGAGATGTCTAAGTTGGAGGCGAGTATTGACGATGCGGTCGAAAGGCAACAGGAGCTTCGTAACGCATTAGCACCAGTGCTACGGAATGAGCCTCCTGCGGCCGACGAAAAGGACAAGTGCCCCGAGCAGGATTCCCTGGTGGAACTAGCGGCGGAACTGCGGAATTTCAGGCGTCGAGTCGAGAGCATTGATCGAGACGCCACCAATACGCTGGACTTTTTGGAGTTGTAGGGTTGCTGCTGTACTGCTTTGACCCGGGTAACGATAAAGGAGAGCCGATGCAACCGCCCAGTAAAGAGCAAGACCGGCAGAGGCGGTTTGCCGCTATAGGCAAGCTGCGACCGCATGGATTCTATCCGGTTGGCGGCTGGCTGTTCGTGAAGAATGGAAAATGCTACGACCTGAGCGCTGCGGACCTCGACCAGATCGAGGGGATCGAGCGTGAGGGCCTGTTCATCGTCCCGGAAGAAATGACGTGGAATGAACGGCAAGGGCGATAGGAATCGATCGAACTCCAAGGCCTACGCGAAGGGCTGGGATCTCATTAACTGGGTGAAGAAACCCACGTCGTCGGAAGGAGACAATCAGTTGATCTGCAACGGCAAGGTCGAGCCGTTCGGTGAGGCCATTTTCCGCCTCGCTCACCGTCGCAATCTCATTACTTTAGCGCTCCCCGTCAAAATCCTACGAGGGAAACCATGAAGGTCGCTGAATTCTTCTTTGTCCTCGTGGACTTGGCTCTAACTGCTGCTGTTGCTTACCTTTTCCTTCAACATTCCATTAAGATCCTCTAGGGAGATGCGTGATGGATAAGGAACGCTGCGACAAATTGCTGCTCGACTGCATGACAATGCAATTCAGCTTCAGCACAGGCGACGTGAGCGTGGACTACCGCGACGTGGTGGACCTCATCACCGACCGCAGGGAGAGCAGGACGGAGATTAGGCGACAGGCCGAGGAGATCAAGGAACTTCGCGGTGAAGTAGAGGACAAGTCGCGTATTTGCATAGCATTACGCTTCACACTGATCGGAAGCGACAAGACTGTCGGCGAGCAGCAAGCCGAGATCGAGCGACTGCGGATGGAGCGGGATAAACTCAGCGTCTTAGCCCAGCGGTGTGCTCGTCACGTTCCTCCGAACATCTGCCTAGAATGGACGGACTTGCGCCGCGAAGCCGCCGAGAAGGGAGGTGAGTGATGCAGGAGTTTTTAGATCGGATGGACCGGGACGTGGAGTCGATGCGTCTTGAGCGAACGGCCGGGGCGAAGGCCGGTCCATTGCTGGAGGAGTTATCCAGCGGTTACCATCGTTTTGCTGGCGGTTCTCCGTCTAAATTGGAGGTATCGCCTGTGATCCGCGGAGAGTTGCTGGATGCATTGGAGGCGGGCGGGCGGATTGTAACTGGTGTGCTGTTATTCAAGGGTTGTCCGGTAGTGGAGGCGTTGGGGTTGGAAGGTTTCCGTTGGGTTTGAGGACTTCTAGCATATGGACATACGTATTAAGGTTAAGGCGTCGAACGCCATCTTAGCCCGGTACGCCGACAGCATGGGCGGGGTCGCCGCAGCGTCGGAGCACCTCGGGATCAGCGCAGCCACTTTTAGTCACTGGCTGAACTTCCACTCGCAACCCTGTGTCTCGCGTCGTCCATCCGCCAAAGTCGAGCGAGTCCTCAAAATGCTAGCGAGGGAAACCGGCTGCAATATCAAGGTTATCTTCCCGCTTTCCAAGCCAGAAATGCTACTTCTGGAAAAGCCTAGGGTGTACGAGAAGCAAGTGGACATCGCGGAACTGACATACGCCGCCGAATCCACCCAGCGACTCACCTACGATGCCGACAAGGTGGTACTCCAAGCAGAGCGACAAGAGGTGATCCAGAAAGTCCTCCGCACGCTCAACCAGAGAGATCGTATGGTAGTTGAAAGCCGCTTCGGATTAGGTGGAGAGACACCGAAGACTCTCAAAGAGGTGGCGGGGCTCATGGGGATCACGAGGGAGCGGGTGCGACAAATAGAACTCCGGGCCATCCGTAAACTCCAGCAGCCTTCCCGCAATGCCGATCTGCTGGGGCTAATATAACTGCGATTGCGGCCTGGGGTCCATGCTGGTAGGATCGGGCCATGACGGAAAATAGAGATACCGATCGTGAATCCACTAGCCTTTTGGAAGTTGCCGAGGCAGCGGCGGTACTGTTTCGGCCGCCCTATCGCCGTGGGAATTGCGGCATCGTGCTGCCAGAGTACCAGCAAGAGCACGACGACTTCAATCGCCTCTACAGAGCGCTGAATGACCCGGATTGTCCCGTGGAGATTGGCGAAGAGTTGACATGATTTGCTTCGACTGCAAACGACAGGTGTGGCCGTGGCAAAGGCGTGGCATTGACAACCAAAGTCACATCGAGTGTCACCGGAGACGGATTGAGGCAGTCATTGTGCGGCACGCAATCAAGGGGAATGCGGAGATGTTGAGCTTTGCCAAGCGTGAATACGAGTTGATCGAGCGGTGTTATGCGCGCCGTTAGCGGAAGCAGTAGGACAGGCACATGATGCGACGAGTGGCATTAAATCCCGGTGACGAGTACGGCGACCTGACGGTGGTTAACGAGGTAGAATCGTCAGGCAAGCGCCGCTTTCTGTGCCGCTGCTCTTGCGGGAATGTAAATGTCGAAGTTCGGCTGGATCATCTTCGCAGTGGGCACACGAGTAGTTGCGGGAGGTGTGGGATCGAGTGGAACGGCGAGCGGAAGACGCTTCGCCAGTGGGCCGAGGGGGCGGGATTGAAGCCGAGTACGTTCAGGGCTCGTCTCAAGATCATGGGGATTGGGGAGGCGTTGAAGCGATGAGAGAGATTGTAGTCCGCCGCACGACAATGCTGTTCACCGTCTACCCGCCGACGACGGAGTTGCTTAGCTGGCTAGACTACGTGAAGCGGTTCAGTGAGCAGATGTCGTTCATCTTGTGGTGTCGAGTAGTTCGGAAGACTCCACGGGAACGGATAGTGGGGGATATCGAGTTCCAGACTCGCCAGTTGAGAGCGAAGTGGCACGACAGGTCGGGCACTTCCGGTGTGATCGAGGCCACTGCGATCTGGGAGGTGAAACCCGATGGTTGAAATCAAAGCGGGGCCGGAACTGGACAGGGCGGTAGCGGAGGCGATTGGTTGGACGTACCGTCAGTCGAGTTCTCAGTGGGCGGAGATATTGGGGCTCGTTTGCTGGCACGACACTGACGGCAACGAGCATCACGGGTATCCGCCAGCAGTCTCCACTGACATGAACGCAGCCCACGAGGCCGCGGAGAAGGTAGGGCTGTTCGATCGATACGCCCTGACCCGCCTTGGCGATGTCTGGAGAATCACTCCAGCGAAACAGGGGTTGTGGTTTGCCGATCCGGTCCTTGCTTCCGGTCCCACCCCTGCCCTGGCGATCTGTGCAGCGATTCTAAACCTGAAGGAGGCGGAATGAAGACCATTGAAGCATGGGATTACACTCGCAATCTTAGCGACGCAATACTCGAACTAAAGGAAAAAGAACATGCAATCACCTAATCGCGTCAACAACATTCCGCTGCTCGGGCAGCGAGAACAACAGGCCACGACCCAGATTCAAGCCGCCATCGGCCAACTTGCCATGCAACTCTATGCTCAAGTTGCAGTGGACCACATCAAAGCGCACGCCGGCTCCGAGCGTTTTGATGTGGAAGTGGAGGAGCTTCGCAGCACTGCCAAGGACTGCATTCTGGCCGCTAAATGCTACTTCGAGGGCATTGGTATGATCGAAGTGAAGGAAGAGGAAAAAGGATAATGACCGAAGCCAGCATCGCTCCTTACTACCACCACAAGCTCGCCGATGGTCGCTGGTTAATCCCGAGAGACCCGGCCAAAAACCTGGAGTGGCGTATCCGCTGCCGGGAGCGGGCGATGGAGGATTCCAGATTTCAGGACGCTTTATGGAAGATGTGCATGGAAGACGTTCTCGCGTTTATGTCGTTTTGCTGCTACGGATATGATCCACGCGCCGCTGTCAAGGTCGTCCCATTCATTCCACTTCCACATCAGGAAGCAGTGTTCTTCGGGATGGACAAGGCGATTGACGACGCGACGAACGAACAGAAGGCCATCACGGTCATTCTAGACAAGGCCAGGGCTCAGGGCGGCACGTTTGGCTATTTGTGGATCGATCTTCGGAGGTGGCTGCGCGATAAGATGTTTTCGGCGGGATTCGTGACACGAAACGAAACCTTGGTTGACAGCAAGACGGACTCGAACACCGTCTTGTGGAAGATTCAATGGGCGATTGACAGGCTGCCTGTCTGGATGCAGCCCAAGTACGAAAGGAATCTGGGGCAGCACACGTTTCTCAACAAGGATATCGGTTCGCTGTTGCGTGGTTATGCGGCCGGGCAGGACGTGGCGGCCGGCGGGCGATCCACGGTTTTCACCTGTGATGAATTTGGTGCCAAGGACTTCATCGCAGCAGGCAAGGACGAGGAGGTAATGGCCGCGCTCCATGATGTGTCTGACGTTATCCGTCTTGTCTCGGCAAGATATGCGGACCAAGGCGTCTTTCACGAAGCGTGCGAAGATCCCGACATCAAACAGTCGCCCTATTACTTCGTCCTTGATTGGTGTGATCATCCTTTGCACGGGAAGCACTCCTACGTGGTTACGGACGGGAAGCCTACGGCGAGGAAGCCTGAAGACCAAGAGGCGGTCGATAAGTATCACGCAGAGAACCCCAAGCTTCAAGCGAGGCTGGAGCGGAATGGGTTCAAGTTCAAGGGGCCGGTTCGGTCCCCATGGTACGACATGCGATGCTTGAGGCCGACCGCCACCCCTCGGCTCATTGCCAGCCAGTTGGACAGGAACCCTCGCGGCGCAGTCGGCAAATGCTTCCCGGTCGACCTTCTCGATCGGATGAAACTCGATCACTGCAAGCCGCCTGTGTGGCAGGGCACCCCGGTGTTCGACTCGGAAACGCTCACCTTGAAGGGACTGGTCACCCGGGCGGACGGCCCGTTGAAGTTATGGTTCAGGCCGGGAATCGACAACACGCCTCCGCTGGGACCGTTCACGGCTGGCTGCGATATTGCCTCAGGCGGAGTGTCGGACTACGCGACCAACTCCACGATGTCGGTGCTGGACGACCGGACGGGCGAGCAGGTGCTGGAGTACGCCATCAAGGGGCTGGAGCCTCGTCCGTTCGCTCGCAGGGTGGTTGGGCTGTGCATCTGGCTCCGTAACGCCCTGCTGGGCTGGGAGGACTCGGGGGTATCTGGAGGTTTCGCCAAGGAGGTCATGGAGGTCGTTTATTACGGAAATGTGTTCTTTCGTGACGTGATACAGCTTGGGTCACAGAAGAAAAGCCGTAAACCTGGCTGGCCGTGTCGCGATGCTGATAAGGCCGATATGTTCGAGCAGATGGCCCTGGCGATGGAGACTGACCGCTTCATTCCCCGGTCGGAAGAGATGATAACGGAGTGCGGGGAGTATGAGTGGGACGGTGACAAAATCGTCCACGCACCCACGAAAAACAGGGGTGTAACGGGCAAAAACCACGCGGATCGATCCATTGCTGCCGGTGGCTGCTGGCAGGTATTCTCGACAGACAATGCGGGGAATAGCCTTGACACGAGTGAGGAAAACAGCACAATACCGGAGTATGGGAGCTTTTTGTGGAGGGAGCAGCAAGAGCAAGGTCGTGCGAAAATAGGAAGTCCGAGGTTTGGGATAAGGGATGTGGTTGAGTGGTGATCGTTTTGCGGGGTTTATACCCAAGTGACTCCAACGCAGCCGCGTGAGGCGTGCCCGGGGTCTACGGCGCAGGGCTCGACCCTGCCGATGAATACGCAAGCGGCCCACTCAGTCCGTCCTACCATTTCAGAGGTTAAACCTGAAGGGAATGTTTAATGATGGCAGAGTCGATCGAGGCGTTGACTGACGCGAAAATGCAAATCGTACTGAACCTGCTTCGCACTAACAGCACGGCAGATGAAGCGCTCAAGATCACACAAGCGGTCGTGAATCTAGCGAACGGAAGGAATCAGCTCCTTAACGCACCTCTGGAAGGAAGACCAACAAAGCCAAAGGGGGCCAGCGCCTAATCGGCGCTGCGCCAAAGGCTCAGGCGGATTGATCACCGCTAGATGCCCTTAACATCGCTGCCTTAAGGGGGCCGCGTCGAGAAAGACGCTGGCCTCCTTTTTCTTTTGGTACTGCGATGATCGACCTTAGTAACGACGAAAAGCGCGGGCGGCTCTTGAAGGCCATTGAGGCATCGCGCGCCGACCTTGAGAAGTATCGTCGCGTGCGGAAGCTGATGGTCGAGCAATACTGCGGATCGTGGTACGACACCACGACACCGCAGGACGACGGCAAGATTCTGGTAAACCTACTGAACCAGACCGCCCGTATCTACACGATAGCCTTGGCCGCGAACAACCCGCAAGTTCTGGTCTCGACCCCGCAAACGGAATCGCTGCCGTTCGCTCGCCGGTTTGAGGTCAATCTGAACAAGCTGATCTCCGACATGGCCTTAGACAAGACGTTCCGAGCTATTGTCTTGGACGCCTTTTTCTGCATCGGCTGTGGCGTGGTGATGATGCGCGACACCGACACCAGATTCCACGGGCTCTTGGAATCCGAGGAAGACGTATGGCTCGATCCCGGTGAACCGTGGCTAAACCGAGTTTCCTTGGATGACCTGATTGTGGACATGCCCGCCAAGGAACTGTCCAAGATGCGGTACTGCGGTCACCGCTACCGGGCGGATTACGAGAAGGTCATGGATGAGCCGGGATACAACAAGAAGGTTAAAGACAAGCTCAAGCCAACCGGCCGAGAAGCATTTGACAGCACGGGAGCCACGCGGGAAATAGGACTCGATCAATCCGAAGACGATGATCTGAAGGATATGGTCTGGCTTCAGGACGTGTGGATCGCGGAGAATAAGTCGATTGTCACGATGCCGTGCGAGCAGGACTTGGAGCCGCTGATTGAACGTGAATGGGTGGGCTCTCAGGCTGGGCCGTACAAGTTCCTGTCGTTAGGGGACGTGCCGGATCGCATCGTCCCCGCCTCTCCAGCCACCAACCTGTTCGGAATGCACCTACAGCAGAATCGCCTGCACACTCGGATGGAAGCGGATTCCGACGCACACCGCGTCACGAACGTCTATCCTCCGGGCATGGAGGACGATGCACAAAAACTGCGTACCGCAGAACGAAACGGGTGGTATCGCGCCAAGAGCCCCGAGCAAATCAAGCAGTTCGAGACGGGCGGCATCGACCAGCGAGATATGGCGATGGCGACGTTCCTCCAGGACGAATACGACCGCTTCGCTGGCAACCTCCAGGCGATGGGCGGTCTAGGGGCGCAGTCCGCAACCGTTGGTCAAGAAGAAATGATCCACGGGCAGGTGTCCAAGAATGTCGCCGATATGCGGATGAGCGTGGTGTCGTTTGCGTCAGAGTGCATTCTCGATCTTGGACGACTGATGTGGGAGGACCAGACGCTTGAACTTCAATCGTCGGTCCCCGTGGGTAATAGCGGCATTGAGGTCGCTTCCAATTGGACTCCCGAGAACCGCATGGGTGACTTCGAGGACTACGAGTTCCGAGTGGAACCGTACTCGATGGTCTTCAAGACGCCCGAACAGAAGTTACAAGAGCTATTTCAGGTGTTGCGAGAGCTTGCACCTCTCTGGCCAATGTTCCAGGAGTCCGGGGCGTCAATGGACGCGGAGGCCATAGTAGACGAAATTGCCCGACTGAAGAATCGGCCAGAGTTCAAGCGGTTCATCACGTTTGCCAACCCGGCCGAAATGCTCGGTGGCGACCAGAACACAGTCAGGCAGTCGCCCGTCACGTCCAGGGAGACGGTTCGGAAGAATGTCGGAACTGGCGGGACCAAAGAGGCACGCAGTAACGCGATGATCCAGACCCTCATGGGAGGCAAACCCCAGGTCAACTCCCAGCAAGCAGCGATGCTAGGAAGGCCGCCAGCATGAGAGAAGTCCGGCTAAATCTATACGTGAAAGACGGCGTGTTGAAAGTGGAAGTGAATGGAATTGACCGAGAAAACAGGCTCTATGAATCCCTGAACCCGGACGGCACTTGGCGGACGGCCAGCCTTTATCACTTAGGCCCTGATCGTGGGTTTGTGGTTTCGCAAAACCAAACTCAAGACATTGTGGGGCAACTTACGCCATGAGAAAAGCACCAGCACACTTGCGGTCGACACTATTTCTGCCGAGGATCGCGACAGCCTGCCGCGCGAACAAACCGCGGGTGTCCGAGTCAATGGGTATGCTCCCGAACCAAGTCCCCGCTGAGCGGGGGAAGCTCCAGGAGTTGAAAGACAAAGGCGAGTTGACCGGCGTAGACATTCGCGACGACGGTGCGGTCGAGTACACCTGTAACGGCGAGCAGGGTGCCCGTGGCTGGCAACGGTATCGCGGAAATAAGGTCAATTACGACGGTTCGTACAGTGATACATATACGCCAGACGATCGTTTTGGCACCAAACCAGAGTAATTGGAGATTGACTCGATGGCAATAGAAGTGCTTGATGACATCACAGCGGAAAGCAGCAAAGAGGAAGTCACTGCTTACGCTGAACAGGTGGCGACGGAAGTGGAAGAAGAACGCGCGGGCGAGCGAAAGGGCGACGCGCAGATCACTTCCGAACTCTCCGGTCAACCTGAGAACAACGAAACACCTGTCGAGACAGAGTCCGACAGCAAAACCGCTAGCGTCGAAACCGACGAGAGCGAGGATACCGGCAACGAAGGCGTGTCCTGGTTGGATGACGGCCTGAAAGCCGAGATGGCCGCGATTGGCTTCGATGAATCGGAACTTGCCGATTTCGCCAGCCGCGAAGAATTTGAGCGGGCACTGAGACTTTTCGACAAGAGCGCATTGGATGCTGGCCGCAAGGCAATGGCCGAAAGCGAAGATGACAAAGGCCAGGCGCGCGACACAAAAGGCAAGTTTGAAAAGGCACCGGAGCCCACGGTCGACCAAAGTCCCGATACCGGGACAACGGACGGCAAGTACGAGATCACGTTGACCAATGAGGAACTGTGGGACGAGGACGTTGCAGAGGGAGTCAAGGAAGTGGCTTCCGGTCTTCGCGACCATTTCGAGTCCCGCTTTGCTGCACTTGAAGCGCAGTTTGCCCAAGTGGGCGACGACGCCGAAGAACAGCGTTTCGACAGCCTTGTTGATTCCATGGGCCATGCCGACCTGTTTGGCAAGACCGACAAGGAGTCTCCCAAGCAGCTTCAGCGGCGAGAGGATCTGGCGGTTGCAGTGAAAGCCCAGCAGATCGGCCTGGAGCAGTTGGGACGCCCAACGGAAATGACCGAGTCGTTAATCAACCGCGTGTCCCGCATGGTGTTCGCGGAAGAGCTCGGCAAGAAAGACCTTAAACAACGAACCCGGAAGATTACCAGGCAGAGCAACGGCCGCCAGGGCGGCGGGGACACCCGGCCGCAAGACCCTCGGGTCACCCCGAGGGACGAGGCTGATCAGCTCTACAGGGAAATGGACCGAAACTAAATAAAGGAGTGGCCACATGGCACTCGGCATTGAACAAATTGACGATTTCGTTGCTGGTATCCACCAGAAGTTTACTGGTGAAGATCGCCTGGCAGCGCAGGACATTTCCCTGCCGCTGCAAGAGTACAAGTACGCATCGCGCCTCTTCTCGGGGAACCTCAAGAAGGACGTGATGAGTACCTCGCAGTGCAAGTGGAAGATCAAGGTGGACACAAACGACAACTTCCAGGTTGTCGGACTGTACCACCGGGACTCTTCGGGTCGCGTGAACGTGCTCGAAGAAGGTGAGTTGAAGTGGGGGTTGACGACCAACAACTACCACTACGACATCGACGAAGAAATCTTCGCCACTGGCGGTCGGCAGATTTACGACTACATCGAGTCGCTTGAAGACGATTTGCTTACGTCGTTCTACAAGGGCATGGAAGACCTGATGTTTGGCCCTGGGCCGAGCAGCCCGACCCAAACCCCGTTCCCGCCGGTTTCGCTGCTATGGTGGATTACCGCCACGGACGACAGCACGACCGAGAACAACTCGGAGGAAGGGTTCGACGGTTACGAGCCTCTTGGCTGGGGATCGAACGGCGTAGGCGGGATTTCCTGCTCGACTTACGATCAGTGGCGAAATCGCACGTTCCCGTACACGAAGGTCGATCGTGCGGACTTCGTGGAGAAGACCATCAACTCGATGGACCTTTGCCTGTTCTCTCCGCCGGTTCAGCGACCAGACATCGTGGATCAGAAGCGGCACGACTGGGAGTTGCTGACCACTCACAGTCGGCTGGCGCAAGCGCGTCAACTGTTGCAACTGGGCAACGACAATATCGGCGACGATATGGCGGCGCACAGCGGCACGGTCTACATCCGTGGCGTCCCGCTGACCTGGGTTCCCGCCTGGACGAATGCCGCCAGTGCAAGCGCTCGTACGGATGGGATCATCACGGGTGTGAACTGGGCGACGTTCAGGGCACACTACGCCCCGGGCCGCGTCATGCGGAAGCGGAAGGCGTTCCAGCACCCCGACATGAGTAACGTCCGCGTGCGGTGCATGGACGACTCAGTGCAAATCGTGTGCTACAACCGCCGGGGGAACTTCCGGGGTTACTGCACGGAAACTGTCACGGAGACCGCGTAGCCTCCTGTTGAAAGCGTCGCACGGGGGCAGCGACCAAAAATAGGAGCCCCCTTTTATTTCACGCTGCGTAGCAGCACATTCAGGGACAGTACCCACCCTTAGCTGGGAAACCTCCCACTTTTTCAGAAAGAGTGCGACAATGAACACTTACTTTGAAGACATGTCGACAAGATTGTTCTCGCCCAGGGTATGGGCCGGATTTGCGGCTCCGACGGCATTTGGGCCGAACGGCAACAGCGCGACAGGGGCCAGCGGAAATCCCGCCTTCGGGTTTTTCGACGACTTCCTGACCTTTCCCGAGACCACTCTGGTCGGGCCGTACGCGAACCTCGTTACTGCGGCTGGCACTTTGTCGAAGGTCGCGGATACGGCAGCGGCAAAGGGAGTCCTGAGTGCCACCCTCGTTGGAGACACGCAGGAAGACGAGAATGTGCTCAAGTGGGGGTCGACGTTGTCTGCGCCGTTCTATCTCGGCGACCACGACCTTGCGTTCGAGGCCTGCCTCTCGATGTCGGCAATCACCGCAGCCAAATGGAACCTCGCCGCTGGCTTGGGTCAGGCCGACATGATTACGACGGACCTGCTGTTCACCGACGGTGACATCCTGGCAGACAAGAACTTCTGCGGGTTCGTCTCGCTGGTCGGAGAAGCTGGCGTCTTTGACGGTGCCTACAAGGCGGACGGCCAGACGTACCAGGACGGTGCAGTCAAGACGAAGCTGAACGCCCTAGCGACGTTCACGGCGGATGTCACGGTGTACAAGAAGCTCGGCATTCGCTATCGGGCTCATCCGCGGACGCTTGAGTTTTACGTGGATGGCGTGATGCCCGGAGGGCAGACCACACCGGCTCGCCTGACGGCAACGGAGATCGCCGCCGTCACGTTCCCGAACGACTCGTTCCTGGCCCCCTTCATTGGGTTCAAGGACAGTGCCGGGAATGCAGCCTTGAACGCGCAGGTTGACTGGTGGGCCTGCGCCCAGTACGAGGCCTAGGCAGGATCACCGGGGGCGGGTTCGCCCGCCCCCGGCCCTCTTTTGGGAGGCGTTGACTAATGGCTGATCCAGCCGCTATGACGGCCAGTTTTACAAGCCTTCTCGAAAGGGTTGGTCGCTTTCTGTTCGGGCAGCGATCTGGCCATGACGACAGTGAAACCGCCGACATCGAAGACTGCATCAGGGACGGGCTGCGTAGGGTCTACGCCGCGCATGACTGGTCCTTCTTTCGACCAGTGGAAGACGTAACGACAACGGCCCCTTACGCGACCGGCACCATTGAAGTGATCGATGGCGTAGTGACGCTGACGACCGGGACGTTTCCCTCGTGGGCGGCAGCCGGGTTACTGAAGGCGGACAGCAGCTACTACTCCGTCGCCAGCCGAGACGGGGACGCGCAGATTACGCTAGACGACACAACGGTGGATATTGACGCGGCAACAACCTACGAGTTGGGGCGTCCAGAGATTCCGATGCCCACGGCGTTCGAGGCAGTAGCCAACGACAGCGACCTGTCCTACTATCCGGGGCAGGACGACTTGTACCCGTCAGTGCGAATGCGGCACGACCAAACGATTCGGGCGGCGCAGCAGGACGATCCGTACTACGATCGGCCGAGATTCTATTCAGTCAGGGCAGTCGAGTTCGACCCAACCGTTGGATCAAGGAAGGTACTCGCGTTTTACCCAACGCCTGACGCGGCTTACGTGCTGCGAGTGCCGATGATACTTCGCCCAGTGTTCATCGACGCGGACAACCAGTATCCCGTGGGGGGCGAAACGCTTTCGGCGGTCATCCTGGAGGCGTGTCTTTCGGCAGCGGAGCAGAACCTAGATGAAATAGAGGGCGTTCACGAGAAGCGGCTACTGGAGTTACTTCCAGTGGCAATACGGGCGGACCAGGAACGTAGTTCGCCAACCAGTCTTGGTCCAGATGCACCGCGTGGGCGTGCCATGTCGGACTCATTGCTTCGGAGCGCTAGGCTCGGGGCAATTAGCTTAGGAGGAGAAACATTATGATTCAAACTATTTCAAAGACCTTTACCGGCAACGGGACGAACACTATCGGCTCAAACATTCACGGCAGGATTCTCGCCGTGAAGGCAGTAGCGGATTCCAACGTCACCAACAGCTGGGACTTAACCCTTACGGGCGCGACTACTGGAATTCCAATTCTAGTAGACGCCACGGTTTCCAATAACGCTACGACGTGGTGGCATGTACGGCAGTTGGCTACCGATGGCGCTGACGGGTCGGCTGCTACGGATGCGTTCGTGGAAATACCGATAGCGAACGAAGCAATTACGTGCGTGGCGGCAAACGCCGGCACGACTGGTGAGATTACTGTCACGGTGATTTACGACACGAGTTCACCGTACTAAGCGTGCGTTTACCTTTAGGGTCAAGGGACTCCCCCACACCCCACTTTCACAAGGAGTAGAGTAATGTCTGCACACCGAACTCTGAGCGACTTTTTCCGAGCCTTCGATCCAGTTATCGGGCCGGGACTGCTGGCCGATCCTGGCGATACCAAGACAATCGTCATTAAGTTGTGGGGCCAAATCTGCTCCGTCGTGACTACGGCGGCCCAGACTCGCATATTAGACCAACCCACCAGGGCGGGGCTTCTGGGGGCGGTAGTCCTCGACACGGATGGCGGCGACCTGACGTTGACCGTGACTGGGGGCTACAACACTGGCGCTGACACGGCCATCGTCTACGGGACTGCTGGTGACTTCATCGTCTTCTATTCAATCAAGGTTGGTACGTCGTACTACTGGCGGATTCTCCGCGAGTCGGGCACCGACGTGACGCTTGACACGCTGGTTCAAACGCTTCCCCTTTACCAACTTCGCGACCCAGCGGCAATCAACGCAGAGCTTCCGGCGGCTCCTGACGCCACAAGTCTTGGCATTGCAGCTACGGCTGCGGCTGCTGTGATTGGCACGACTGCAAGCACAACCACTATGTCGGAAACAGCCTACGCCGAAGTGGTCATCCCCGACAACTACAACGCTGGGGAAGCCATTACCTTGCGACTTCGCTGCAAGGTCGATGTGCTGGCCGAGGTGAGCAATACCGTCGATCCCGTTGTGAAGCTGGTCGGCGATGCTGCACTTGGGTCCGATATCTGTGCCACGGCCGCACAGACTACGACTGCCGCCTACGCCGACTACGACTTCACGATCACCGGGACAAGCCTGAGTCCAGGCGACATCTTGAACATCGTGATTACCGCAGCGGCGAACGATACCGGCGGAACGGCCGCGTGTATTTTCAGGATGACGAAGGTCAGTCTCATTTATCCTGGAAAGTAACCTGATGCCGCGTAATCCGCCCATGCAGATAGGTTTTCCAACACTGAGCGTAACCCGGCGGCTCGGGTTGCGCTCAGGTGGGCGGCAAAAGGAATTCGGCACACCCTGGGCGCTAAACGTCCGTTTTGAGGGCAGTCTTACCAATAGGCTGCGAGGCAGGTCATTCACCGGCAAGGAAACATGGCCACGGTAGCGCCGATGTGACGTGTCGCATCGTGACCGCAGACACCGTCTGATTCGGTATCGGATTCGCCGTCCGCCACGTAACTGTGAAGGCACGATATGGACGACTTGACCATCATTTACTTGACCGTCAACCACATGCCTCACAGGTGGGAGCAATTCCACCTGCGGCATCTGTTGTTGGCGATTGAGGATCGACCTATGGTGGTCATTTCCAAAGAGTCCATGGAGATTACGAACTCACATGCCGAGGCGCGTCCGGCCACACAATATCTCACACAGACCGGACCGCCTTCGGCATGGAACGTATACGTGCAAATATTACGAGGAGCCGCACTGGCTGATACGAAGTACGTGGCCGTTGCTGAGGACGACACGCTTTACACGCGGCGACATTTCAGCGACTTCCGGCCACCAGATGATGCCGTTGCCTATGATATGTCTCGCTGGTCTGTGTTCTCGTGGGTGAAGAAGCCGTCGTATTCGGCCATCCGACGGTGCGGCAATTTCACCATGATCGGCCCGCGACAACTCGTGGTAGATGCGCTGGAGGAGAGGGAAGAAAAGTACCCGAACGGCAAACGCCCTGGGTTCGCCGGGGAGATTGGCAGATCGGACGTTGAGAGGCGGCTTCACGTAAGGCGGAATAAACTTGTGGAATGGCACTGCATTGACCCTGTCGTCAATCTGTGCCATCCCCAGGGATTGTCTCCGACTTACCAAAACGTGAAGGGGCTGGATCGGAAACCTGGCGAACTGAAAGCGTGGGACATTCCGCATTGGGGCAAGGCGGCAGGCATAGCGGCTGTTTACAACCAAGAGGTCCAGGAGCAAGGCGATGCTAACGCTAGCTGATGTACTCGCAACACATTTCCGTGTCAATCGTGGCAGTGACAATATGCCGATCCTCGCCCGCGGTCGCACGAATGGCGGTAGAAAATGCCTTGCGCGTGCAATGCAAGAGATGGGTGTGAAGCGAGGCGTGGAGATTGGCACCCGCTGGGGTCATTCCGCTGAGATGTGGTGTCAGGCTATCCCTGGCCTGGAGTTGACGTGCATCGACCCGTATGCGGTGTACCATACCAGGCGGTCGCAAGAGAAGCAGAACGATGTCTACGCTGGAGCGATGGAGAGGCTAGCACCTTACAATGTCACGATCCTTCGTGAGTTTAGCCAGAACGTGTCGGACGATTTCGATGACGGGTCGCTAGATTTCATCAACATCGACGGGGATCACACCTTCGACGCCGTCATAATGGACATCGTCCAGTACGTCCCCAAGGTCCGCAGGGGCGGGTTGATCCTGATTCACGATTACTGTTCCTTCCAGTTGTCAGGCGTAATCAAGGCGGTCGATGCGTACACTCACTGCCACGACATTCGCCCGTGGTACGTCACCAAGGAACACGAACCGACCGCCTTCTGGCAGAAAGACATGGAGCGAGTATGAGGCCCGAGACGGTTTCCTACATCAAGAGCCAGGAGCCCCAGATCGACGTGCTGGGGAGGTGGGTTTACTTGCCTAATGCTCGAACGGGTTCAACGAGCATTACGGGCGGGTTGTTGTCGGATCGGGTAATCATGCACCACCGGGGAGAGAAGAACTGGGAGCGGGTGTGGGACAAGGTGATTGTGCCGAGGATTGACGAGGCGACGATCTTCACCTTTGTGCGCAATCCGTGGGACCGTGCCGTGTCGTCATGGCGGACGTTGCAGGACAAGGGACGGATCAACCAAAGCGTGGACTTCAGTGAGTTTGTGCGAAGTGGTGCTTTAGTCGCTCCTGGATACGCTCACTTTTTCAATACGCAAATAGCGAGCTTCATTCACGGGGGGGTTGTAATCCCTGAAGTATTCATCGGGCGGCACGAAACACGGACGAAGGATTGGCGGCAGATAGCCAGCCGAATAGGCGCAGCATCGTCTTTACCGCACCGCAACGCAACTGAGCATAAGCCCTATTGGGAGTATTACACCCCGGCGGCTGCCAAAGCCGTTGCGTGCCATTATGCCGCTGAACTGAGCATCCTCGGGTACGAGTTCGGTGAATAACATGAGAGTTTCAATTGTCATACCAGTGCTGAATTCCCATGAAGTAGTGCGACGCCAGTTGCTGCACTTCGAGCGGATCGGTCTACCGAATGACGTTGAAGTAATTCTGATAGATGACGGCAGCGATCCGCCCATTGAAAATACGTCCACTCTGCCGGTGACGATTCACTGCACGCACGACACGCGACCATGGACATGGGCGTTGGCCAGAAACGCCGGGGCCAGGTTAGCGACGGGCGACTACCTGCTGATGTACGACCTGGATCATATCGTGACCCTGGAGGCGATTAACTTCATACGCCGCTACAACGGGGCCAAGGTGCAATTCATACGGGAGTTCGGGGTGCTGGATGAAAATGGCAGCTTGACGCAAGACGAGACAACACTCGTCGAGGACTACGGACTGTTGCCGGGCAAGACACTCCGAATAGGCCCGCTTCCCAACAACTTCGCAATGCGACGGACTCTATTCTGGGAATTGGGCGGATACCGGGAAGACGTGGTTGAGAAGCCGTATCCGCAAGGAGAGGATAGGTCGTTTCGGAGCAAGTGGCGAACCTACCAGAAGGAGACTGGAGCGGAAGTCTGCCCGCATCGCCCGATAATCTATGTGTTTCCCACTGGGCAGTTCTGCGGTGATGTAGACCACAATCCGAAGGGGCTGTTTCACAACCTGAGCCGGAAGACGAAACGAAATCATTGGTATCAGCAGCAACTCAAAGGGAAGGTACGTCGGTAATGCCATTTGCGAAGGATCTCTCGGTAATCATCCCAGGCCGCAATGAGCAATTCATGCGGCACACGATCGAGGATGTGTTGGCACATGCCAAGGCTGACACCGAGGTGATCGCCGTGTGTGATGCAAGCTGGCCAGAGCCGCCTGTTGTTGACCACCCGAAGGTAAAGCTGCTGCATACGACTACGCCAGTGGGCCAAAGGGCTGCGACAAACCTCGGAGCGCAACTCAGCCGTGCCAAGTACATAATGAAGCTCGACGCTCATTGCTCTGTAGACGACGGCTTCGACGTGAAGATGATCGCGAAGATGCAACCCGACTACACGATGATTCCGAAGATGGATCGGCTTCACGTTTTTGATTGGATGTGCGAGTGTGGGGAGCGGGTTTACCAGGGAGTCAAGCCGGAAAAGTGCGAGGAATGCGGCGGAACCGACTTCACCATGGCCATGGTCTGGGCACCTCGAACACAATACCACCCCACGGTGTCCTGGCGGTTCGACAATACGCTTCACTTCCAATACTGGCGCAAGCACCATCGCCGCCCGGAGATGAGGGAGCAGGCCAAGACTGGCATCCTTGAGACGATGAGTTGCATCGGGTGCGCCTTCCTGATGGAGCGAGAGCGATTCTGGGAACTGGGCGGAATGGATGAGGGCCACGGATCGTGGGGGAATTTCGGCACAGAGCTTGCGGCGAAGGCGTGGCTGTCTGGCGGCAAGCTGGTGACGTGCATGGACACTTGGATCGCCCACCTGTTTCGGACAGGAAACTTCTCCCAGGGGAATAACTCCAGTTGGCCCTATCCTATCTCGCAGCGTGACATCGACAAGGCCCGGAAGTATTCCAGGGAGCTTTGGCTCAATAATGCGTGGCCCAAGCAGAAGCAGCCGTTGTCATGGCTAATTGAGCACTTTGCCCCGACACCAGACTGGACGGATAGCGACATAAAACGCCTAAAGGAACAGGAACGTGACTTTGTACCAGCCAAATAGCACATGGGAGGTCTAGCCCATGGCGCGTAGCACACCACTACAGATCGTGTTTCCATCGGCAGGTGTTGTCCGGCGGTTCGGGTTGCGCGCTGCCGCGAACACTCGGGGCGAGTTTCCAACCCCCTGGTCGCTGAACTGCCGTCTGGAGGATAGTCTCACCAACAGGCTGAGGGGCGGATCATTCACTGGCATTTCCGCTGGAAGCCGTCCTTCGTCTATTGTCTATCGCGACCGAACCCTGACGTTTTCTGGCAATGCAATTACGGCATCTCGGGTAGGCGACAGCACGGACACCGCACTGGCATCGGATGTATCCGATATGCTCCGTCCCACCCTGTTCCAGTTCTCTGAAGCTGACGAGCAGGGCGAGACGGTGGTGTCCCTTGTTCCGCACAAGGACCAATTCCTGCTGGGATTCACGGCCTCGGAAACGTGGGTCCAGCAGGGCGACCCTTTGAGCGGGCCGCGACGTAGGATTTCCGACCAGGTGGGAATCATCGGCGAAGATGCGTGGTGTGTGGTCCACGACACGGTGTATTTCCTTTCGTCGAGTGGACTCTATTCGATAGGCGCTGACGGAAGTGGCTTGAAGTCGCTATCGGAGGACGTGATTCCCAAGGAACTTATAGGCGTATCGGACGCGACGCTCACTTACCAGCACTCAGACCGTGGATTATATATCCATGTTACCGGCGGCACCGACTGGTTCTACGATACGGCAAGGGAGCAGTTCTGGCCTTTCAAAGTCACGGAGACGGACAGCCATCTACTCCTGGGGCCGTTTCACTTGGGGCAAGAGCATTCCTACGGTCGCATCCTAAACCTGCAAGGAAACATGGCCACGAGTAGCGCCGACGTGACGTGGCGCATCGTGACAGCGGACACGGCAGAGGTTGCCGCAGCGAATGGGAAGCTAGCCGTAGAGGCTGCCGTGGCGGGAGGTGACTATTCCAGCTACGTGAAAACAAGTGGTGTGTGGTCGGCCGGTCGCAGCCACCTTGCTTACCCCCGCGTCAGGGCCATGTGGTTCTGTATCTGGCTGTCGGCTGAGAGCGACTGGGCGTATGAAGCAGTAGCTATGACTCGCGCACTATCAGGGAGATGGAAATGACTATACCCGTTGTTCCAACGCAAGACCCAGGCCAGAGTGAACTCGCACTACCGGATGTTTCTAATCCGTACCTGAGTGTCTGGTGGACCGCAAAGACGGTAACGGGCGTGTCCGAGAACGTCATGGGGTGGCTCGTCGCGCAGGGATGGGAGATCACCGGTGTAACCGAGGACCGAACTTCCACCCCACCTACGCTCACTTACGCGTTAGGCAAGGAGTCGCAGCAGCCCTGGCAGGTTTTGCTGAGTCTCTGTAACTCGTACACCACAGCCGCGAATAACGCACGCTGGGCCAACGAAACCCGCTACAACCAAATAGTGGCGAACTGGACCGAGATGACATCCAGTACGCAGTCGCATTTTGACTCCCAGATAGACGAGCAAAACACCCAGGCGGGCGTCTATCTCGATGATTTAGATATCTACATGAGCGCGATCGAGACGCTCATAGCCGACAACACAAGCCAGCTTACTGTCGATGCCGGAACGGCGACGACCGCCTTGACGGCGATGGATGTCAAACTCGATGACTTGGAAGCAAATGTTGATACAAATACGGCGACCGTAGAGGAATTGCTTACGGCGCAGGCCGCGTATTTGAGTAGTTTCCTGACTGACTTCGCAAGTAAGTTGACTGAACTGGACACACACTATACGAGCCACTTGGGGACGATCACGCCGCTGTTGTCCAGTGCCACCACTCAACTAGCGTCGTTCATTTCCGACCAGGCCGTGCGTTTGACATCACTAGAAACTGAGCAGGGGGAGGCGAAAACGGCAATTGAGGAGTTGCTGTCGGATGAAGTCACGTCGTTGGCAACCCATTTGAGCGCCTATGCCACAAAGTTAGCCGAACCGGAGGTACACGGCGACACAACGCGAGCGGAAGTCGAGGTATTGCTTACGGGTGAAGTAGCGGCATTGGCCACCCACTTAAGCGACTATGCCACAAAGTTAGCCGAACCGGAGGCACACGGCGACACAACGCG